GATATAACTTAAATGATCTTGGTAGAGATTATTTAAAAGAAACAAAGTCAGAAGCATTATTATATGAAGCCGCAAAGGAGTGGGGACTAGATGCTAAAGGTGAGATGTATAAATTACCACCGATGTATGTTGGTAGTTATGCAGAACAGGACGCGGATCTTACACTTAGATTGTGGCAACATTTTAAAGTAGAGTTAATAAAGCAAGAGTTATCAAGTATCTTTGACCTCGAAACACGGCTCTTTCCATGTTTGCTTGACATGAAAACAAAAGGTGTAGGTGTTGATTTACAAAAAGCAGAAAGAATAAAAAAAGATTTACGAAAAAAAGAAAACGCAGTTTTATTACAAATTAAAAAAGACACAGGAGTTGATGTAGATGTCTGGGCAGCCATGAGTGTTGCAAAGGCATTTGATAAATTAAAAATTAAATACGATCGCACAGAGAGAACTAAACAACCAAAGTTTGATAAAAACTTTTTAAATACACATAAACACCCTCTAGCTAAAATGATTGTGCACGCTAGAGAGTTTAACAAAGCGCGTACAACTTTTATTGACACAATATTAAGACATTCGCACGACAACAGAATTCACGCCGATATTAATCAAATGCGTAGTGATGAAGGAGCGGGAACAGTTACAGGACGTTTCTCGTACAACAATCCTAACCTACAGCAAGTTCCAATGAGGAATAAGAATATCGGACCGATGATACGATCAATCTTCGTCCCAGACGAGGGTTGCAAGTGGGGGTCATTCGACTATAGCCAACAAGAGCCTCGTGTTCTTGTCCACTTCGCCGCGCTTACCGGTGGCGGTTTGAAAGGCGCCGACGAGGTCATTGAATCTTACCAAACAGAAGATCCAGACTTTCATCAAGCCGTTGCCGATATGGCGGGCATAGACAGAAGCACCGCTAAAACTATTAATCTTGGTATGATGTATGGCATGGGTAAGGGTAAACTTGCTAGCCAACTAGGATTAGATAAAACAGAAACAGAAGACTTGTTCGCCAGGTTTCATGCTAACGTGCCGTTTGTTAAACAGTTAATGGAACAAGCAACACGGCGCGCGGACCAAGTAGGTTACTGTAGAACTTTACTAGGTCGTAAGTGTCGTTTTGATTTATGGGAACCGCGAGCGTTTGGTATTCACAAGTCATTACCATTGTGGGAGGCGGAAAAAGAATATGGTAGAGATTTAAAAAGAGCATGGACATACAAGGCTCTTAATAGATTGATACAAGGATCGTCAGCAGATATGACAAAGAAAGCTATGGTAGACCTGTACGAAGAGGGTATCGTATCTCATATACAAGTGCATGATGAACTAAACTGTTCTATTGAATCGGAAGAGGACGGTAAAAAAATAAAAGAAATCATGGAAACCACGGTAGAACTTAAAGTGCCATTGAAGGTTGACATGGAGATAGGACCGTCATGGGGAGAGATCAAAAAAAAGTAACAGGCGATGTAAACGAATTTAAAGCTGTTATTAAATTTTTAAAAGAAGGGTACATGGTATTTAAAAATGTATCTGGAGCAGGTCCTATTGATTTAGTAATAGTTCATCAAGAAACAGGTGAGATTAGAAAGATAGACGTAAAAACAATCGCTTACAGAAAGTCTTGGGCACCTAATACAAAGATAGCTCGACAACGCACGCCAGAACAAGTAAAGTTAGGTGTGGAGTTTGAATTTGTAGATAAAGACGATGACTAAAGTATTTTTATTGGTGGTGAGCTTATGGGGATTTAATGGTGATGCTTGGGTTTATACGGGCAATCAGATGGTCCTACAGCAAAAGTTTTTAGATAAAGAAGCTTGTGAAACTATGGGTCGTAGTTTTATGAAGTTTGAGATGAATAAATATTTTACATTTAAGGTACAATGTATCGAAGATATTAATCAATCTACTTGACACTCCCATATTATTGTATTATATCCTATATTGTTATTTCATAAATAACCTTTCAGGGAGGGCGTATAGCGAAGATACGCCCTTTTTTATTTGACTTTTTGTATAAAATCCCATATATGTGGGGTATGACAGATATAACTAAATATAAATCAGTAGCGATAAAAATAGACGCTTATCAAAAAGCGATGCCCATGGCTAATGAAAGATATATGACCATGGGTGCATTCATTCGTTACTTGATAGACAAAGAAGCAAAAGAACATAATAGACAACCACTAGAAAATGGAAAGGAAGAACATGTCGGAACAGAGTGAAAAAAATATTAGACAAGCATTATACGTAGCGGTGGCTAATAAACTTCAAGGCGAACTATCAGAACTTGAAGCAAAAGAAATTTTACTAACGACAAATCCGGCTTACATTACAAGTAAAGAACACGATCATGCAGAGCACATAAAAGAGTTGTATGATATAATTATGCAGAAGACTGAAATAAAAGATGCTCTGAATGATGTTAAAACGACATACTTCAAATCAGTGCCACAAGGGCATCTTCCAGATGAAAAAAAAGATAGTTAGTGGAGTTTCTAAATATACAGAAAAAAATACTGACGGTGATATAGTGGACTATCTTCGCGTTCACTACACAGACGGCACATCAAAAGATTTCACAGTTGCAGAATGGGAATATTCGTTCAATGAGGGGCGACGACTATGGCAACAACATGAAAAGGATTTTAATGAACAATGAGGAACTAAAGTTTGATATTTATCAACCATTTGGACCAAGTATCTTAAAGACTAAATTACCACAAGCATACGTGGACGCACTAAATCAACAATCAGATAAAATATTAAATGATGAGAAACTAAGCAAGGAACATGATTGGAGTCATAACCTTGCTGGTAATGTAAAAAAAGAGATTGCCATAGATCACATGGCGATCAAAGGTTTTCCAGAATTCCTCGCAGTAATGTCAGAGGAATACTCTAAACGTGTATTACCAGACCCCATACCAGCGGGCACAAAGATCGCGTTTCGAGTTTGGAC